CGTCCGTCCGTAGTGTAGACTACTCGCGAAAATGCAACCCGACGATATTGTCGGCTCAGAAATGAGAGTGATTGTTAATCACCATGATATCTCAACGACAGGTGGAAGATCCGTAGACTGGTTTTTAGAGAACCGGAATCGTTTCTTCCCCAGAGATGCAAAGCTGTTAAGCGGCATCTTTGGAATACCCGAGGGTGAGATTTTAAAAGTTAGGGAGGCTCTTAAGGCCATGTTCGAACTGTTAACACTGTTTGGATGTGAAAAGCTTGAGTCTCCTGCGTGGTTGGACCAGCGTTTAAAACTCGGTTTCCGATCTAAGGCTGCGAAAGTAGTTAAGCTCCACCACGTTAATCACAAGACAGAACAAGTTCTTTTTAAGTTCGTGTCTGCTAATGGGGAGGGCAGTTGGGTTAAGATCCTTAAATGGAAATTCGCTGTTCTCTTCGCTTATTATCGCAATCAAGATCTTCCTGTACGTCCGGATATGGAGTATGGTGAAGATGGGGGCAATCAATTTTTTGATCCGTCTGTTTTTATAGGTGGATTTTGCCATGATTGGATGATGTCTCTTCGTAAGAAGAAACCGGAGAGATTTAAGCAACTTATTGATACGACCCAGCAGCTCAAGAAAGCTATGCCGGAAGTCCCAGTATCGATGGTCGAGAAGGCCGAAAGAGACACCAGAATCGAATTGACTGGTATACCTAGGATCCATGAGGAAACTAGGGTCTTTTTCAATGGACAACAATTTGTTGGGTGGAATCAACCACTTGCCCATTTAGACTTTATCGATGTTGATAAGGACACGGTCGTCGAAGCTCTTAGGAGGACAGTTCGAGAAATTTTTGATAACGAGGTTTTGACTCGCAAAGATATTTTTGAACCTTTCTTCCCCAGTACCAGTGCCAATTATATTTGGTCACGATCAAAATGTGGTGCTCTCAGTGAACTCTACGAGAAATTCAACCTTGGAACAGTTGATAATCTTGGAGTCGAAGAATTCGGCCAGGAAATGGCGAATTTGTTTGAGAGAGTATCACCTCATTATGGTGCATTAGGGGCCGACGAGGAAGTAAAGATAGTTAAGGAAAAGATTTTGCTTGGTTTTGAACCGACTGAGGAAGTCCCAGTACTGTTAGTAGACGACTCCAAGATCCGAGAGGAGTGGAAGGATCTCTATCGAAAAATATATGAGGCAGCTCTTAATGAACGCCCATTGGTACAAACCGTTGGTCTACCAGAACCCCTGAAGGTTCGTGTTATTTCGAAGGGACCCCCCCTCTTGTACACATGTCTGAAACCCTTTCAAGCCTTTTTATGGCGGGTGCTCAAGAAACATCACGTTTTTAATCTGATATCACGATATGTGACGGAAGATGATGTTAATTGGATCTTGGGCGACATGAGAGAAGGAGAAGAAGCCGTATCTGGCGATTATGTATCCAGTACGAATCGATTACACTCGTGGGTATCTGAAGTTATTTTGGATCAACTCATGATTGAATTCGGTGAGTCTATTGACCTGGAAACCATTGCGATGTTTCCGACTGGATTTATGCAAAATCTTCGTATGTTGTTTCAACGTGCGTTGACGAAGCACATTTTCGTTGAAGATGATATTGAATACCCTCAAACTGAAGGTCAGTTGATGGGTTCGATAATTAGCTTTCCCTTTTTATGTATTGCAAATGCTGCACTGTGCAGGCTATCTCTTGAGAAATCTGAGCATAAGCGATTCAGATTGATTAACCGTCCTTACCCTGGATCAGGGCCGATCGCTCCGTTAATGGTTAATGGAGATGATTGTCTTTTGAAAGGAACAAAAGGACGTCTCAGGAAATGCTGGGAAGCATATTGTGGGTTTGCCGGACTCGAGTCTAGCGTTGGAAAGACCTACTTTTCAGATAATTTCTGTACGATCAACTCTACTATCTTTGAATTTAACAAAGATTCCCTTCGATGGCAAGAAAGAAAGTATATCAATCTTGGACTGATGATGGGTAAGAAGAGAATGGGTGCGGGGAAAAACGAGAACTTCCAGCCAAATATGGCTGCTCATGAATTAGGCACTATTTGCCGTGAGCTTAAGAGAAGTTGTCCACCCGACCTATGGTTGACAGTAAAGAGTAGGTTTATCTATTATAATAAGAAAGAACTAGACAAAGCCATTGGAATTCCATGGTTTCTCCCTGAATGGGTTGGTGGTCTTGGTCTACCGGTCGATTCAATTAATGAAATTGACGATCTAAATAGGCGATGTGCTACCTACATTAAGATGTTTATGAACAAATCAGGAGAGAAGGGTCGAAAAATGACTCCAATATTACCAAAGGAAATGGCATCTTGGCTCATGCATCGAAAAGTGATGGAGGGCTTACGACCTTATGATTATTTAGGAACTCCTTTGTTCCGGCAGGGAATGGTTCGTGATGAACTGTTCTCTCTCGAGGATGAATGGGCTTCTTTTTACAAACTTATGACAATTAACCTCCTTTTTAGGGAGCCTTTAGACAGCTTATTTAAAGTTGTGAAGAAGGATAAGAGTGTATCAAAGGCGTTAAAGCATAACTCTGATATGTTTGCATACGCTCGTCAAGCGGTTGTGGAATTACCACACATAGAAGCGATGAGTGATGAAGACTTATTACATGAGAACAAGAAACTTGTCTTTCCATGTTTTGTCAAAACTGGGATCCTTGATGAGGTCCCTAGCCTTCGTGATTGAGGCAAAACTCCTTTTTGGTCGCAGACGTCGTAGACCTATTGGCACTAACTAGATTGAAATGGCCGTAGGAAACGTAAAGTGAACGTAGCGTAAAGGGAACCAAACTGGATTCAGGAGAAGGAAAACTCCATGTCAAAATTTGCTAACCAGCTCAAAATCGGTTAGGCTTATCTATGACAGATCTCAACAATAATGTGATGCAATGATTTAGTCGCTCCTAGTGAGCTAATATCGAAGGTAAATCCCTAAAGGATAGTAACAACCTTTCGACGGCACTAATCAACACACATGCGTGGAGATCTCGAGACTCTAATAGCCTCTCTGAGTTTGAACAAAGTTGGTAAACTCATATAAAACCGGAT